TAGACGATGTCTTAGATGGCCAAGAAACTGGATTGTTTAGCAAAAAAGTCTTTCTAGAGTAGACGATGGCACTATCCTATAGAGAGGGCGGAGCTCCCCAATTCAGACCACCACCATGTCTTCCAGGTCCACCAATCCCCCCTGTAATGAATCCGATGGCTAAATTAGAACAACTAACAATTAAGCTAGCCATCAAGAAGGCTGAAATATTAGCTGGACTCGAGCAAAAAAAGCAAGAGGTAATTGCAAAAGCTAAAGAGGAAATCCAGAATGCAATAAAAAACGCAATGGGCATATTAAAAAACCCACTCGAAGAACCGATTAAAATTAAAAAGGAACAATTGGAGCGTGCTAAAGCGAAGTTGAAAAAAATTCAAGAAAAAAAAGAAGAGCTGGAAAAGAAGATCCAAAAACTTAAAGACTTATATGAGAAGTATAAGAAGAAGATGGATGATGTAAAAAAAGAATACAAAAAACTTCAAGAAAAAATTAAAGAGATTCAAGAGATAACAGCACAGATACGATACATAATAGAACACGCAGAAGAAGAAGCTATGAAATATGTAGTAGAAAAGACAAAGCCGATATTAGAAGAGAAGAAGAGGAAGTTAGAGAAAAAGCTCGAGCCACATAAGAAGCGTCTCGATGAAAAGATGAAGAAACTAAAAGCTAAGATAGCTGAGATAACGGGAGGAATACCAAACCTTCCAGGTGCACTCAGATATCAAATGTTTAGTGCGGGAGTTACTTTATATTGGACGGGTGCAATAATAAATCCAGGTCCAGGAGCTCCTAACGGAATAATGGTGATAAGTCCAGGTACTCCTATTATGTCATTCAATCCAACATTTGATCTCAAAACACAAGGATCAGACCCAGCAGAACCTATTAGACAATTAATCCCCATGTTAAAGGGACATCTGGCAACAATAACTGGAATGTATCTATTACCGACCGGAACACCACCATTCACACCACTACCTTGGGTAGGTTATGGATCTACCATTGAGTGGGAATCAACATTTGTTCAACCAGTAGCTATGGGATTGAAAAACGGCCAAGATAGTCTAGGAAATTTATTAGCTGACAATTATGATAGAGCTATAAAGACAGGATTTCCCAATGCACCATCAATACCAATTCCTTTTACATCAGGAGTAGCTCAAAAAATAAAATCTATGACTATGATAGCTGATCTTAATGGAATAAAAGATATGTTAGTTGCAATGGCATATGAAATTCCGATAGTACCAATAAAACGTGAGGTGGATAAGATCGTTAAGAAGAAAAAAGAAATTGAAGAAAAAATTGTCAAGCCTATAAAGATAGAAAAGGAAAAGATAGAAGCAGAAATAGCTAAATTAAAAAAATACCAAATAAAGGTAGAAGAATATATGAAGTGCATTCAAGAATATGCATTATGGGCAGAAGAGCAACAAGCCGCTATAGCATACTACTCCAATCCAGCAAATGTAATTGGTGGAGCAGGTGATAGTGCAGCTAATCTTGCCAATCAAGCAGGAGACTTAGGCAGTATCCCAAGCTAGAAACTTAACGTAACATATATTTATATAACAGGAGAGACTATATGAAAAAATCAGAACTAATTCAAGCAATTAAGGAAGCATTGATTCCTGAGATTGAAAAAATCGTAAAGAAGCGAGTGAATCTAGCAGCTGCACAGATTATCAAGGAGAATAGAAAGTATTCCAAACCTGCAGTTGAAAAACGCGACACGTCTTTATCTAGTTTGATGAATGAAAAATCTGCACCAAGCCCTTCCGAAGTTGAGGGTAATACTAGTTATACTAAACAGACATTCATAAAAGGTAATGATATGTTAAATGATATGTTGAATGAAACAGCTCAACAAGCTCAAGAGTATAAACAAATGGGTGCGGGTGATTATACATCAGACATGGCCAAGAACTTTAGATCAGCTAATCCAATGTCTGCATTTGGATCTGGAAAACCAACAGCTGAACAAATGATTCCAGACGATCGTAGGGGTAGAGATATACCAGACGCGCTAGCTAATGCATTAACAAAAGATTATTCATCACTAGTAAAATCAGACTCGTTTAATAAAAGAAAAAAATAAGAGTATAATAGATGCCAAATTATTTGGACCCACTAACAGCAGCGGAGCTGCAAGCTAATCAAGAACAAGCTGGCTTAGCCAACTATGCAGCGGGATTTATTCCTAAGTTCATAGCTCCTATTGATATGGATCCAAATATATCCATAGGGTTTACCTTACCATTTGGTACAACCCAGACTGGGCCCAGCTTTAATGCAAGTTTCACAACAATAGAAGCAGTGCGACATAATTTAGCAAATCTACTACTAACTACAAAAGGTGAGCGATTATCAAATCCAAACTTTGGTTCGAATTTAAAGTTTATATTATTTGAACCAAATGATGATAACGTTATATCATTAATCCGAGCATCAATAAACGAAGCTGTTAATGAGCATATGTCGTACATAGATATAATGGACATAGATGTAGATAGATATGATAGTGGAACATCTCTGTCGGCAACTCTAAATGTTACTGTTACATTTTCCATAAACGATGGTGCAGATCAAGCAGCTATAGGAATACCTCTAGTATTATCAGATTTCGATGGAGGATTGGGAGGAACAGCCCAACAAAATATGGACTTAGCGGCGAATAGTCTTTCGTCAGCAGGAGGAGGATACTAATGCCTACAGAAAATGTAAAACGTGAAATAAGATATTTAAGTAAAGACTTTGCTGGGTTTCGTGATGCACTAGTACAGCATGCAAAGACATATTTTCCATCTACCTATAATGATTTTAGTGATGCATCGTTAGGTATGATGCTAATAGAGATGTCAGCTTATGTTGGTGACGTTCTATCATACTACATGGACGATCAGATTAAAGAAACAATGCTATCACACGCAACACAGCGAGACAATGTTGTTGCAATGGCACAGGCTTTGGGGTATAGACCAAAACCATCAGTACCAGCCATAGCTAGATTAAAACTATACCAACTAATCCCAGCTTCTGAGGTCAATGATGAACCAGACTTTAGATATGCATTAAATGTAAAAGAAGGCATGACTGTAAAATCATCTACGGGGAATACCGAGTTTAGAACTAACTCACAAGTAGACTTTGCAGCATCTAGCTCTGGAGACCCAACTGAGATATCCGTTTACTCAACCGACGATACAACAAATAAACCAACATACTATTTAATAAAGAAAGATGTATATGCAACATCAGGCCGAGTAAAAAGTCATTCTATAACTGTTGGAAATCCAACGCAATTCTTTAAAATAAAACTACCCGATAATAATATCATTCGAATATTAAAGGTTATAGACTCTAACGGATATACGTGGGAAGAAGTCCCATATCTAGCACAAGATGTAAAATTTGAAGATGTTAGAAATGATGCAGCTAATGACAGCCGTCTATCACAATATAGTAATGAGTCTCCGTATTTACTTAAACTAAAGCGAATACCAAAAAGATTTACAACTAAGATAACATCTAAAAATCTAATGGAACTTCAATTCGGATCTGGCATATCAACACAAGCTGATGAAGAACTAATACCAAACCCAGATAATATTGGTATTCAAACCAAGGATGGTAGACAATCACTTGATGCGGGTTTTGATCCGAGTAACTTTATGTATACTAAAGCATATGGAGAAGCTCCTGCTAACGTTTCTATAACGGTTACATATATGGTGGGTGATGGATTACAATCTAACGTATCGGCTGGAACATTAACAAAGATCCAAGCGGTATCGTATACGGAAAACGCAGTAGCACAACAAGACTTATCATCTACAGTACTAACTTCAGCAAGAAACTCACTAGCATCCACAAACGAGGACCCAGCTCAGGGAGGACGTTCATTTGAAACCACAGAAGAGATCAGACAAAATGCATTAGCAGCATATGGATCTCAGATGAGAGCTGTAACACGGGAAGATTATATTGGGAGATTGTATTCAATGCCATCACAGTATGGCAGTATAGCTAAAGCATATATAGTGCAAGATTATCAACTAAATGCATATACTAATGAAGAAGAATCAAACCCACTAGCATTAAATCTATATTCTTTGAGTTATAACAAAAGTAAGAAACTAACTACTACCGGTGAAGCAACCAAGGAAAATGTCAAAGCATACCTATCGCAGTATAGATTGATGACGGATGCAATAAATATAAAAAATGGACATATTATCAATATTGGAATCAATTTTGAAATAATAGTAATTCCAAGCTTCAACAGTAACGAGATTTTGTTAAAATGTATAAGCGGCTTGAAGGAAAAATTCTCAACCGACAGAATGCAGTTTAACGAGCCAATATTGATAAGTGAGATATACTCACAATTGTCATCGATAGACGGTGTACAATCGGTTACCAACGTTGGAATTGTAAATAAAGTAGGAGGGGGTTATTCTTTAAATGCATATG